CAAAAGCAACACCCTGAGTTAGACATACGCTTTGTATTTTCTAACGCCCAAGCTAAGTTGTATAAAGGTTCTAAGACTAGATACTCAGGGTGGTGTGAGAAGAACAACTTTAAGTGGGCGCACAGAGTTATACCTATGGACTGGCTAACAGAAAAAGGTAGGTGTACTTCCGATACTGTGATAAAGTTAAAAACAAAAAGAAAGGATATATGATGGGCTATACACTAGCCGACGATGAAGTTGCTCTTATACTTCGCCCCATAAGTTTTGATAAAGACGGGACTTGGAGTGGTTTAATATCAACAGGATTAGCAATGGGTCCAGAAAGTAAGGTTGATAAAGAAATACTTAGTGACTTAATTAAGTGTGCTACTTTTCTAAGTGCCTTTTTAGATGTTGCACACGAATACCCCGATATTATGGAGATTGTAGAAGAACGTAGAGATCTAATGATTAAGATGTTTGAAGATGATGCACAAGAAGAAGCTAACGGTTTGGCAGAAGTAGAAGTAACAACTCAAGGCGGTAACGTCATAAAATTTGGCCCTACAACAAAGACGAAAGGTAGCGCGTGACTGAAGATATGGTAAATCAACCCCCTCATTATAATCACGCTGGCATAGAGTGCATTGAAGCTATTGAAGCTGCACTTTCTCCAGAAGAGTTTCGGGGATACTGTAAAGGTAACATTATTAAATATACTTGGCGTGAGGGGTATAAGAATGGTGATGAAGATTTAAATAAAGCCGCGTGGTATATGGAAAGATTACGTACTTATGAGGCACGTATGGCGGAAAAAGGATGATTTATAAATCTTTTTATGTGTCCTTTACATTAAAGGTAGATGAAGAAGGAAATGTCCTATCTTTAGTTGCTGATGATCACCCAAGAGAAGTAGCAGAATCTATATCAAATGCACTCCACGATATTGACGACATAAAAGTAGAAAAGATAAACGTAAAAGAAAGACGATAGCTTGGGCAAAAGATCTAACTTTGAAAGAGTTGAACGGGATTTCTATCCTACACCTATATCTGCAGTCGTGCCTTTAGTCCCTTACTTACCACAGGATTTCTATTATGTAGAGCCTTGTGCAGGGGATGGTAGACTAATTGATAATCTTAAAACTTTAACAAATGGTGTCTGTATTAACGCTACGGATATTGAACCTCGTTTAGATAAAGGCATTAGTAAAGAAGATGCTTTGACGATTAAGTGGGACACATATAAACATAATACCTATTGCATTACTAATCCCCCTTGGGATCGAAATACCCTACATCCTTTAATAGAAAATTTTATAGCCTCTGGAAAGACTTGGCTTTTGTTTGATGCAGACTGGATGCATACACGCCAAGCTATACCTTACCTAAAGTATTGTAAGACAATTGTAAGTGTCGGCAGGGTAAAATGGATAGAAGGAAGTAAGAATACGGGTAAAGATAACTGTGCCTGGTACTTATTTGATTTAAAAAACAAAACAGCAACAGAATTTTTTGGCAGATTATAAGGGAAAACAACAATGTCTAATAACTATTTACCAACCGACTATCAATCATTTATACACAAATCACGTTACGCAAGATGGCTAGACACTGAGGGGCGTAGAGAAAGCTGGGACGAAACGGTGTCTAGGTATGTAGATCAAGTATGCGATATTAATGGTATGGACACTGCCACACAAAAAGAATTGTATGATGCAATAATCTCTCTTGAAGTTATGCCATCTATGAGGGCAATGATGTGTGCAGGCCCAAGTTTATCAAGGGATAACACAGCAGGATACAACTGTAGCTACCTACCTATAGATGATCCTAAAAGTTTTGATGAAGCTATGTTTATCTTAATGTGCGGAACAGGGGTAGGCTTTAGTGTTGAACGACAATACATATCTAAGTTACCCGAAGTGCCTACACTGTTTGATAGTGACACAATTATTATAGTTAAAGATAGTAAAGAAGGTTGGTCAAAAGCATTTAGACAGGTCCTAGCATTACTATGGGCAGGGGAGATACCTAAGTGGAATACATCTCTTGTCAGACCTGCAGGAGCTAAACTAAAAACATTTGGTGGAAGAGCTTCTGGCCCAGCACCATTGATAGACTTGTTTAACTTTTGTGTAGCCACATTTAAGGGCGCACAAAACCGCAGACTGTCAAGTATTGAGTGCCACGATATTATGTGTAAAGTTGGTGAGATTGTAGTCAGCGGGGGTGTTAGGCGTAGTGCTATGATCTCTTTGTCAAACTTATCAGATGACCGTATGCGCCACGCCAAGTCAGGAAATTGGTGGGAGACCGCAGGACATCGAGCATTAGCTAACAACTCAGTTAGTTATACTGAAAAGCCAGATATGGAAACATTCTTGCGTGAATGGACTGCGTTAGTAGAAAGCAAATCAGGCGAACGAGGTATCTTCAACAGGCAGGCGGCACAAAAACAAGCAGCTAAGAATAATAGGCGTGATCCTAATTGGGAGTTTGGGACAAACCCTTGTAGTGAGATAATTTTACGTGGCCCTAAAATAGATTCTAAAACAGGTCAGCCAATTACGGGCACAGGAGGACAGTTTTGTAATTTAAGTGAAGTAGTAGTACGGGCCACAGACGATCTAAAAAGTTTATCTAATAAAGTTAGGCTAGCTACAATCATTGGAACATTACAATCTACTTTAACTAAGTTCCCATACTTACGTAAGGTTTGGCAGAATAACACCGAAGAAGAAAGACTGCTAGGCGTGAGCCTTACAGGCATAATGGACAACCCATTGCTCACAGCTAAGAACAAAGGACTAGCACAAACGCTAGATCATCTGCGTCATGTTGCTATTAATACTAACAAAGAATGGGCAGAGAGATTAGGTGTACAGAGGTCTACTGCTATTACCTGTGTCAAACCATCTGGGACTGTATCCCAACTGGTAGACAGTGCGAGTGGTATCCACGCCAGGCATAGTCCGTATTACTACAGGACAGTGCGAGGTGACAACAAAGATCCTATTACACAATTTATGAAAGACCAGAATATTCCTTCAGAGTTATGTGTAATGAAACCAGACACTACAACTGTGTTTACATTTCCTATTTCATCGCCAAAGAATGCAGTAACACGGAATGACATGTCAGCTATCGAGCAGTTAGAGATTTGGTTAACGTATCAACGGCACTGGTGTGAACACAAACCATCTGTAACCATCACAGTCTTACCTGATGAATGGATGGAGGTTGGAGCATTTGTGTGGGAATATTTTGATGAGATGAGTGGTGTGTCTTTTCTTCCGCACTCAGATCATACGTATCAGCAAGCACCATATCAAGAGTGCACTAAAGATGAGTATAAGGCGTTACTAAAAGACTTCCCTAGTAAAATAGACTGGGAAAAATTATCTTCGTATGAGCAGGAAGATAATACGGTAGGAATGCAGACCCTAGCCTGTTCGGGCGATGTCTGTGAAATTGTAGATTTAACATAAGGAAAACATTATGCTACAACCAATTAAAGGGGCAGTTAACCGAAGGTTTAGGCCTTCGTCATACAGGCAGAACGATAGTATAGCCAAAGAAACTATTATAAGTTGTCTAGAAAAGAATGGTCACGAATTAGTAACCAGAGAAGAGGACTACTCCTTTGACATCACTAGCACTAAAAATGGTGCAACGTATTACTCTGAGGTTGAAATGAAAAACCAGTGGAAGGGAGATTGGAACCCCTCTTGGGCAGAAATACGTATACCCTACCGGAAACATAAGCTAATAAATAAATTTAAAGAGCTCGATGATCCGAAAGCATTTCTACATTTTTATGTCTTGAGGGGGGATTGTGAATATGCCTGGCGTATAAGTAGCCCACTCTTAGAAGCATCTGAGAGTAAGGAAGCTAAAGGATTTAGAATTGAGAAGGGGGAATATTTCTTTCACGTTCCATATACAAAGGCAGAATTAGTAAAGCTATGAAATTACAGCATGAGGCGAACGCACACATAAATAAAAAGCAGAACCAGTTTAACAGAGAGTTTGTTGCCTGTATAAAACCGCTACGTGACACCTTAACACTTAACCTCAATAGTACAGCAGAGTTAGAGAACGCATTAGAACATCTAATTGAAGTTGAGCTGTGGACTCGAAGAAGTGTCGAGTTATGGGGTGTTAAGTAGTAGCTATACACATAACGGGGTTGTGATTATAACATTTTAATAATCCGACCAACTGTGGTATAACTTGTAAAGTAAGTCAGGCTTTCTGACCTATTTTATTTAAGGGAGTTTATATCATGTTAAAAAAGTTATGGCACAAAGCAATAGCAGCACACGAGCGTAGAGCTAATTATTGGAAGATACACAACATGACGGATAGAGAACTCCGTGATATTGGCATTGACAGATTTGAGATTAGACAAAAATTCTATGGTAATAGATAATTTACTTTAGCCCTGTATCTTCCATTCTAAAGCTTTTTGCGTTTTCTCTGGCATCTTTAATGTCAGATAGAAGGTCTCTAAGCTGGACAGTATTCATCTTTGTAGGATCTGTTGGATCTTTTCTTTTAGCAGCTTGTTTAAGAGC